GCTTTGCACAACGCTGGAGGCTAAACGCTTTATCACTATCGCCGTCAACGCGATCAGCGTACTCCCGCACTTCCTCGGCGGTGAAACTCTTGTTGGTCATGGCTTGTTCCTTCGTATCAAGTTTCTGCCCATCCGCCCACGCCCTCTCGCGGATCGGCTCATCCTCTTGCGGGCATCCTTCGACGGGGCCGCGCTTGCTGTGATATGCGGTCATGACTGGGTGTCCTCTACAGGAGGCTGTTCCTTGCCGGATTTCTTGAACACCTCGTCCCGAAAGTCGGAACAGAGCCTGTGCAGCGTCCAGGAATCAAGATCACTCAACGGATAGCAAGGCAACTCCTGTACGCCATCCTCTTTACGTCCAACCTTTGATGCTTGGCGTACAAAATTTGGCACTGTGAACGGCTGCAACTGGACTTCAAGTGTGGCTTTCATCCCTCAATCCTCTTCGTGGTGGTCAGGTCAGAACGGGATGCTTTGATCTTCGAACCCGTCACTCGACGGCGCCGGAGCATGCTGACGAGGTGGCGCGGCCTGTTCCTTCGGCTTCTGCACGAACAGCTTGATCTTGCCATTCCACCACGTGCCGACCGGGACGGAAGTAAGCTCAATCTCCGTGTTGCCGTCATCCCATTCGACCGCGCGCCCAATGTTGATCCACTGGGTTTTCTCCTGCCCGTCGCGCGTCGTGTACTTGCGTGCGGCTACGGCGTCGAATCGTTGTTTGATGCTGCTCATGCGGATTGTTTCCTGTCAGTGATGATGTCGATCCATTCGGCCACGCGCGGTTCAAGCAATGCCACGCGGGCAGTCATTTGGTCGCGTTCGGAGTCGGTGAGTTCGCACGGGATAACGATCAGTCCGGCCTTCGGGTGATCGCATAGGAAGTCCTGCGTTTCCAGTTCGCCAACCCACATGCCCCAGCGGACTTGCCAACGATATTCGGCGGGGATCAGTCCGGTTTGCTTCACGCACATGTAGGCTTTGTGGAGCGGATTCTTGGCTTCGATGCCATGCGACCAGCGGCCATCTTCCGACTGCACAAGGCCGTCGGGCGACCAGCCAACATGCTGGATGCTGGCGTGTTCGACAAATCCGCATTCCGTGACGTCGCAACCCTTGATGAATTCGTAGCGGTCGCGCGTGTCTTGTTCCAGGTTGTTGCCGCGCTCCATCGCCGCTGACTTGAATGTGCTGTGCTCGATGGGGCCATAGACGCGCCCCCACGCGATATCCATGATCAGATCATCCAAGCCATTCGTATTCAGGCCGCCCATGATCGTCCCGGCGCGCGACGCGCTCCACTTGCCGGCGCGGATTTCGTCCCATTCCGGCGAACCTTGAGCGACGTCAAAATGATAGGTCGGGCCGCTCACTTGGCTTTCTCCTTTTGCTTGAGCGTGGCCATCACGTTGTCGAAGGACTTCGCCGGAATCTCGCTGATCTTGTCGATCTTCAGCCACTTCAGGAACTTCGCCTTGTCGCTGCCGGTGGCTTCCAGCATTTCGTTTATCTGGATCTCCTGGGCTTCCGTGATGACGTCCGGCGCCGGCTCCGACGTCTTGCCGTCGTCGTCCATGCCCTTGGTGGACATGCCAGTGATCGCCAGCAGGGTGTAGCGCTGGAGATATGTCGTCGTGGACGCAATCTGCTGAATCGCGTTTTTCTTTCCGGAGCTGTCCGGCGCGCCGCTCATCGTGACCGTTTCGGAATGGCCGAGAACATGAGTCAGGATGCAATCGACCTTGATAGCGCCGCCTTCCTGGTGCACGTTCCAGCGGTATGACAGGCTGTGTTTCGCCAGCGCCGCGCCAATGGCATCGGTGATGTCCGACAACTCGGCGTGCTTGTATTTCACGTCAAGGAAAGCGACCTCCTTCCGCTTGAAAATCTCCACGGGCTCGGCCTTGAATCCGGTCATGGCGACCGTGAACGCCTTGCGCGCCTCGTTGGCTTCCCAGCGGTCTTGCAAGTCCATCATGTGGTTCAACTGCTCGACGTTGCCGCCGGCCTGCATGAAGGCCAGCGCGCTGCTAAGCGGGCTGCTGGCTGGTGCGGCTTGCAATTCCTTCGACGGCTTTTCAATGACTCGTGCTACGTTGCTCATGGTGATCTCCGAATAATAGGGGCCGGTATCTGTTCCCGGCTGTCACTCGCCCTTTGCTTTAACGTCGAACTGATGGCGAGACTTCCCGACGTTTCAATATGCAATGCTGGTATGCGCGACCTTCCCGGACGCAATCGCGATGACGACCGCCGTGGCGATTTCCTCGCTGCACCCGGCTTTCACCAGATCAGCCCGTACCGCGTTATTGATCTTCGCGGCGTGCCGCTTGTTGGCTGCGCGCTTTTCCTCGGCCAGCCGTTCGCGTTCTTCCGCAGCGAGCCGGTCCGCTTCCAACTTGGCCGCTTGCTGGCGTGCGCGTTCCTCGGTCTGGCGTACGGCCTCGGCCTGGTCCTTCGCAGCCTGTTCACGCGCTGCAATCGCGGCTTGTTTCGCAGCTTCGGCGTCGCGCTCGGATTTCGCTTTAGCCTCGACCGCCGCACGCTCCGCCGCTGCGATAGCCTCGGCTGCGTCGCGCTCTGCTTTGGCTGCTGCTTCCTTGCGGATAGCTTCCTCCCGCTCAGCGCGCGCCTTCTCGGCTTGTTCGGCCGCCAGCTTGTCAGCGGCTGCCTTTTCCTTCGCCGCGATGGCCGCTTCACGCGCGGCAATTTCAGCCTCACGCTTTGCCAATTCGGCGGCGGCTGCGGCGGCTGCCACGCGTTCGGCCTCAATGACCGCCAGACGATCCGCCTCGGCCTTCGCCAATGCTTCCTGCTCGATCCGCGCCTGTTCGGTTTCCCACTCATCCAGCGGCTTGCGTACTTCGTCCTTCAGCGCATCCAGATAATCGCGGGCCTTCTTGCGGGCCGCGTCGACCTCTGCAGACTGTTTCTTCCAGCCAGCGACCAGCGTCTTTCCGGCATCGTCAATCGTGGTCTTGCTGCGAGCCACTTTGTACGCCAGCGAGGCAATCTCCTTGCGGCCGCCGGTCGTGGAAACGTCCGGCACGATCGTCGCCGTTTCCTGCCGAATCTTCGCCAGCAACTCGTCCAGGTTTGGCCCGGTGAAAACTTCGACCGCATTGATCGACTCAAGCGGGATGAGCGAATTTCCGTCCATCTGAATCTCCTTGCCGGACGCATCCGGCGTTGTGAATGGGTGGCAGTGGCCGGGATTGATTCCGGCTTGTCATGTTTTGGTAGAAGCGGCTGCTTCATTCCGTCGCGCGGTGGCCGCCATGTTTTTCTCACCTCCCCTCACGGGGTAGCGTGTCGCGGTCGCACATGACGTTTGCGGGGTAGCGTGTCCTTCCACGCCGCACTGCCATAAATCGAATAGGTGCCAGCCGCAACGCGATCACGGGAGAGTGATGCTGCCCGCGCATTGGCTGGCGTAGGGGTTACTTCGGCGGTTCCGGGAGTGGCATCCAGTGGGTAGGATTCCGGCGCATCTTTCGCCATCCGAATTCATGCTTCACGGTAAGCACCGCGGTTGCGTCAACGAAACCTTGAACCACTACGCCTCGGCAAAGGTAAAGCCGACAAAGGTGATCCTTTGGCGCTGTCTCAATCGGACGCCACTCACTCATCACGCACACCTCTCAATCATCGGCGGTAAATAATCGGGATCGTTCGCCGGACTCCCGGCTACGATGGGAAGGATTCGCGCGGTCATGCCAGCGCCGCCTTGCCTGTCCCGGAACATCGCGAACACGGCCTGTACTTGGCTCCTTCGCTGACGCTCCATCCGGCCCATGTTTGTCCGGTTGATTTGCAGTTCCAGCAAAGGCCGGAACTTTCGTATTTCTCGGTGGCGGCGCGCATTTCTACATCAGCGATTGCGATGCGTCGCTCAGTGCCTGGAATTGCTGGCCTGTATTTCGGGTGACCTTTCCGCGGCCCTTTTGTATAGACGCCTGACGGAACGCATCCAGTGACGAGTGTTCCACCACCGTCCAGACTTTCCCACCGGTACGCACACCATCCGGGTAAGCCAGCCTTTTCGGCCGCCAGATCCATAACATCGCGCACGCTGTAGTGAAAGTCGCTCATGCCATCAGCGGGCGCGGTCACAGCCGGATCGCCAGCGAGCATGCAAGCCATACGGCGCCGTCAATCGCGAGGATCACGCCGCAGGCTTTGGCCAGGAAGCTCCAATCTGCGCGCGTCACTCCGCATCCTCCGCGCGCAGCTTCATCAACTCGCGTACCTTGGCTTCCAGTTCGTCGATGTGCTTGTCAATCAGCCAGTCCACCGCCGCCTGCACGTCATCCTCGTCGGCGTAAACGGTGGCGTATTCCGCTGGCCCGTGAAAGCTGACCGGGCGCGTCTCGACTTCGACCTCGAACGGAAGGCGCAGCAGGGAACCCCAGTCGGCGCGGAGTGCATCGAACTTGCGGCGCAGCGTGGCCGC